TGACGCATGTAATCCACTGAACGTTGGGTGCTGAAATCATGTTTTGTTCCTTTAAAGAAGGGAGGGGGTGTTGCCCCCTCCCTTATAACCCTAGAGTGATACTCCAACAAGGATGACGTTGCAGTTAGGCTGCTTGCACACCACATTGTAGTACCATCGGTAGAAGCCTTCGTAGGCGTCAACGTTGTCAACCCGACTAAGAACGTTTCCGTCGAGGTCGGCAAACCCGGCTGCTTCAAGCTCCGTAATACACCAAGTGTCTTTTCGGAGGAAGATGAGGCAACCACGAGGCACCGCACGGGAAACCTTCAAAGGCACACCGGAGTACGACAGCGTTTGGAATCCACCGTCACCGGCACGGGCTTTATCCGTATCGGTAAACAACGTTCCCTGGAGAAGCGACGTGTACTGCTGACGAGTGGTTGGGTTCATCATGATAACATCATGATCGTGCCCTCCACCATTGGGGGTAATCCCTGCTCCCTCTGTTACTACACCAGTCGTAACAGCAGGAACGGCGTCTCCATCAACATGGACACGGTCCAGGCACTGCTGCATTCGTGCGAGCGTCAAAGCACCTCTTGCCTGAAGGCCGCCCACCGTTTGCGTAAGAACCATACCACGAAGCTGTGGCTCTTCTCCTGCCGCTGGAGGGGCAGAGCTTGTTCGGACAAGTTTCCAATACGCCTCCGGATTTGCGTTACCTGTAGCCAATCCTGCGATTGGGGCTACAGTTCCGTTTGATGCAATGTTTGAGAACAAACCGCTTGGCTCTTGCAGTTGCGTGGAGGCGCTAAGATCAACACCCATATTCGCAGCAGCACCAGAGTTGTCTTTGCACTGTGCAAACCGCAAAGCAATAGCAATTCCAAAGCCGTCTGTAATTCCATCAAGCGTGTAATAGCATGCCTTGTCTCCGCCGTGCGTAATGTTGATTGTGCCAAGGGAAGTGTCAATGCCAGTAACAAACCAGTTGGGGTTTGTCATAGCAACAGCACCAGGACCGGCGTTGTCAATCATCTGCACGTCTTTGAAGTTATCCATTCGAATTAATCGAATTGGGACCCATGTTGCAGGAGCCGCAACATTGGCTAACAAGAACGGCGTGTAGTCACCTGTATACTCAAACGCAGTTGTTGCACAGTTAAACGGGGCAGCAATGCCGACGTTTTGAGCACCAGCGGTTGCTGCTGGCCCGGCCCCTGCTTTTCCTACAAGGTGCTGGTTAAGGAATCCACGGATTTCGTTACCGAAAACGGAAACGCCGTTTGCACTGTTACGCACGTCATTAACGAGCTTCTTCATCTCAGCATCGACGTATCCGATAAACGCACCAGTTCCGCCCGACTTAGCAGCCGAAATTGCAGGACCAGTAATTTGGAAACGTCCGTACTGGAACTTGGCGTTTACTTGCAACCGGGAGTATCCCTGTGCGCCAGCAGTTGGAAGTGCAGTATTTTCCGCAGAAAACCCAACGCCAGAAGTGTTGCGCTGGACGTGTACTGGAATGATTGCTACTCGGCCCTGCCAATCGACAGTGGCTTTCTCAAACATTTCAATGACATGTACTTCATTGTTGATTTCTTCGATGACCGGCCCAAGGTAGAATTCCTTAAGGATGGCTTCGAAGGTAGTAAGTGTTGCTACCATTTTAATTCTCTCTTTTCAGTTTAGAACAAACTGTTTGAACGTAAAAATTTATGAAGGGCCTTATTGGCTTCCTTCAGGTTCTTTGGTGTGCTGCCGTCCTCTTGCGTCGAAGATATGTTCGCACTTCCTGTTTTAGCAGGTCGTGGGGCAGCCTTTTTCTGAACACCTGGATTTTGCTCCACATATTCAGCAATAGCCTGCTCACGCAGTTGGTTGACAAACGATTGATAACGTTCAGCAACGTCCATTACAGACGCACTGCCGTCATTTGCAACAGCTTCTAAGATGGCGCGACGGGGCACATCAGGATATCTTGCTTCGGCTGCTTGCATCTGGGACTCCAGTTGCTGCGTTGCCGCTTGCACTTCGTAGGCTTGAACACGTTGCTCTAGTTGGCTGTACTTGTTCCCGAATTGCGACTGAAGATGATTAAAGTAATTTTGCTCTTCTTCAGTGAGAAAGTCGGGCATTTCCACAGATTGCGGCGCTGCCTCTTGGTACTGCGCAACTGGTTCAGCCTGCTGTGGCTGCCCCTGAAGGCTTTCCATTTGTCGCGCCAACTCTGCAACCTGGTGGGCAAGTGCGTCCTTTTCAGAACGTAGTTGGTTTCGTGCTTCAATAACCTGCTTGAAACGGTTGTACGGCACTCGATGTGTTCCTTCTGTAACGTTTCCGTCATCCTCTGGAACTTCATTTTGCACCATTTCCTCTGCTGGGGCTGTTTCCTCAGCATTGGCCATTTCCATTACATCGCTTTGGTCTTCCTCTTTATTTACGTCTGTAGGTGCAGACTCAATTGCATCAACAGGTTCTTCCATTGGCTCTGGTTCATTCCCTGATATTCGGTCTTGAATTGCTGCCGCTGTATTGCTGTCGAAGAACTTACTCATCACTAACTCCTTTTACGTCCTGGGACGGGTTAATATCGTGGCGGCCTAATTGACATAGGCGCTTCTGCCAAGGGTTTATCGAGCGTTGTGTCCTGCTCGAATAGATGCTCACTCCGTTTGTATAACCTTCCGGTCTGCATTTCGAAAGTAAGCATGTCTTTAACTGAGCGTGGGGCCTTCTTTGTTTTGACCTCTTGCTCGGCGTCTATTTGATCCATCGATATAAGCGCAAGGGCGCATGCCATGATCATGTCATCATGCCTCCCAATCTCTGCCTCTGGCTTGCCAGACTTGTTAAACACAAACGTGTTTATCTCAGACTGCAAAGTCACATCGATGGGGTTAAGCCACTCACGACTTACATACTCCTGCATTCTTGCAATAAGGATTGCACGAGTAGATTTGTTTGTGTTAAAACCAAGGTTTTCCGTATACCGATTCTTAGCAGTATCATACTTAACACGTCGGTACATATGGACGTATTCTTGGCCAATCAAGGACTCGATGACGCTCAGGCCATACGAGTTAGACTCAACACACACCAGTGCGCTGTACTTCTTTGCCTCTGCGAGCACATCGTTTGCAAACTCTGCTGGTGCAACCTTTTTGTAATACGTCGAAACAATCTCTGGTTTCTTTTTGTCTGTGCAGTCGAGAAGGCAATAAGCAGAGTAATCTCCATGCTCTGAGCCTGACGCTGTATCTACGCCCATAACGTAAGCCCTGTATGTTTTGGGCTCTTGGTATGTTCGATGTCCTGGCACTGATTTGACGTGCGGGTATGCTCTGTTAAAGAACTTCTTGCCGCTAGTAATGAACGCCAGGTGTGCTTCAGGAGGATACTCCTGCATGAACGTGTTCCAGTTCGCTGCACATCTAGTTGCATATGTTTCAGCAGCCCAGTTAACACGCTGCTGAGACAATTTGTAAGTAGCTCCTAAATCGATAATTGGCTGTGGGAGCCACTTAGGCTTTAGGAACTTTTTGGTGTCCTCTGCATCCATCCAGCTAATGAAGAGCTTTTCGAAGCCGTTTTCATCATTCCAGATTTTGGCTGCATCATTTAGACCGTTTGCGGTAGTCTCAAGGACAACGCGGGCATTGTTGCCTGCGGTTGATAGGGCCGCTGCGATAAGCGACTCAATGTCATCATACATGGCGAACTCGGAGCAGTGGATAGACTGGTAGGTCTGCCCACGAGCACCTTCACTACCAGCGGTAGCTGCGTTAATGTATCCGCCATGCTTAAAGCGCATCTCATGTTTGTTTAGCAGGTCCCAATCAAACTGTAAGAATTGCGGTAAGTTATCGTAGAACTTACGATATATATTGAAGATAGCCTTTGCGGCTGGGTCTGTGTGCGCCATCACGAGAACGGAGTAGTTCTTAGTAAAGAGCGCTGACCAGAAGTTATACGCGGCTATGATGGTGGTCATGCCTAGCTTTCTGGCCTTTAGAACGTA